TTCGAATTCTATACCGGGATATTTGGTGGATACATAAATGTTTACACCATTTTTTCTATCCTTTAGAATTAACCCTTCTGCTCTTCGCCTATTAAAAGGTATAATCATACCAGTTTCATCAGGCCTTAGACCGGGCACCGCATTCGCAGGTAAAGGATCAACAGCAGCAGAAGATTCAGATGGGTCAACTATGTTTTGACTTTGACTGGTAGATACAGCGGATGGCATGTTCTCCAGCCTTGCAGCGTCAGATTGTGAAGCTGCATCAATATTATTTGAACTAGCTGGGGCAGGAGAAACAACAGACGCACTCTGTGGAGTAACATCTTGAGGAAGTGCATCAGATGGACCTGCATCTATAGCAACAGCACTTTGACTGGTTGAAGCGGGAGAAACGGGTGTTGACCCTTCTTGCGATAACTGAGCTATTGCGTCTTCTACCTGCGCTGGATTCATTCTTACGCCGAAGTCCTTTCCTTCCTCAAAGAAATATGTAACACCATTAACGGCATGAAAATTACCTCTTTTACCACTAACAGTAACATTACTGTGCGTAGGTGTGTCCCTCAAATTTGGATTGGATTTTATCACCATTTCCATCGTCATTCTGATTGGAGTATTGTCTGAGGTATCAGTTATGCTATCAAAATATTTTTCTCTGTAGTACCTAGCTTTTCTATCGGCATCCATAGCTCGTCGCTGTACTGCTGTTATTTTTCTTCCAGAAGCCACTTGTCTTGCCACTTGTATACTTCTGTCTTGCCTGTCAATAGTGTCTATGACAGTTTGTATAGCAGCAATTTCTCTATCTTTTGATCCGGGACCAAACCCTGTTAATTTGTTTAAGTTACGTTGTATATCTCCGTCTGACAATCTACCCGCACTATCTTCAGCACGTGCCAAGTCTGCAGCTAGTATGTATCTTAACGTATCTGCTTGTCCTATGATGGTGCTTTCACTTAAATCTCCATCAACGCCAACACTTCCTCCACTTAAATAGTTTATTATTCCAACAGCTTCTTCATCCTCTTTACTAACACCTATGGCTCGTAGCACCTGATTTATAGTACCAAATTCACCAAAAATAGATGTCCATACTTTAACTAAACTTTCTGCAGTGCTTCCGCCGGGGAAAGTGGTTTGTTTAGCCTTTTCCATCAACAATCTAAGGTTTTTCTTCGATCTATCGATTGCGTCTACCCGTTGTTGGAAGTCCTCTAGTTTCTCTCCGTACAGATTTAAAAATTGATCCTTGAACGGTTTGGTTGAGAAAAAGTCTTCAGCCCTAAGTCCTGCTGCAATCATGTTGCGTTCTGCTTTACCCACACGAGGAGGAACAAACGGCATTAAAATTTTAGCTTGAAGAATAGGATCGTCTTTTAATCTTTCGTTGTTTACTAGATAATTGCCTAGTTCTACAGCTTGCTCTTCATCAACAAACTCTGATGTAGCACCACGTTTGTACAATTCGGCTATACTACTAAATGCTGTTTCAAGTTCTTCCTTATCTTCAAAATCGCTGACAAAGTTGTAGAAAAAAAACTTTTTATCTTCTCCGCGTTTTTCCGCTAGTGCAGATATTGCTGCGTCAGTGTTGTCAGTGTAAGTTTGAAAGTCTTGAGTGTAAAAGGGAGCATACTTAAATGAGTCATCTTGTTGACCAGTTAGTAGTTTAGTCGGCAAGTACAGTCTATCTTCTGTTATGTCTTCTACATCAAATACAGTTGTAAAATCTACATTTGTTTTTAAGTTTGCAATATCAGCTTTAAACTGTTGAAACGCATCTATTTTAAACATCTCGTTGAAGAACTGATATCCGGGCAAGCTGTCTAGAGTTACTCTAACTCCAGCCATCCCTGACTCAGGACTGACTTTTGCTGCTTGTGTCAAGTACGAGTTTGCTAGCACAGGTATTTGTTCCCTGAACAACTGTTTTTCTGAGGGATTTGCAGCGAGGTGATCTAATATGCCCTGCCCCTGATCTTGAAGTGCGTGATCATACAAGCCTTGAAACTTAATTATATCTGCTCTAGGAGTTCCCTGTTGATCATCGAATTCTTCTGGCACAAGAAATTCATAGGTTCCTATACGTGCCTTTGTCATTCCCTCTTTTGTTTTGTCTGCAGAATTTAATTGTGACATAACGTCGGTAAAATCCATATCGATGTTTTCACCACGTTGTCCAAAAATATTTATACGTTCTTGATTATTCATCCTGCCCTTCGCACTGTCGAGCATTGCTTGAAGTCTCTTTCCTGCAGCAGCATTGTAGTCTTCTTCTGTCAAGGCAGCATCTAGAAGCATCTTTTGATACTCATCTAGTTTGGCTCTTTCAGAAACACGACGTGCTTTTTCTTCTTGGATATTTTGTGTGAAACCTCGTACGAGTCCACTGGCAAGTGCGATACCTATACCCATCTCTTATTCCTTCTCATCGGTCATCATGTTCATAAAGTTGTCTTCTACAGGAGGACGCGGTGCATTACCCTTACGCACACTTTCGTTAATTTGATTAGATACATATGCGAACATAGCAGGGTTGTTTTCGCGCATCATGGTAAAGAAGGTCTGATCGTCCATTTCATCTTCTGTTAAAGCGTCTGAGTTTTCAAACAAACGATATGGCACGTTGTTTTCTTCAGCCATGTTGGCTATGTACATAGCAAGCGGACCCTTTATCAGCATTCCCACGTCAGGCATAAATTGCCCATCTTGAAAGGCTTGAAACAGATAGCCTTCAACCAAAGACTCTATAGAAGCCCCCACCATAAGAAGCTTAAACATTTCTTCTTGTGTGGTTTTTACTTCTAAGGAATCTAGAGCAGCACTGAGAGCGGCCTCTGGGCTAACTTCACGGGGAGGTTTACCCCACGGCCACCGTTCATTGTCTAGAGTAAGGCTGTGTCCGGGAGGTGCGGCAGCAAATTGATCCTTTGCCTCTATACTTCCGGGAACAGGAATCATGTCTTCTTCCATACTTATGTTCCTACAGTTGTCATGCCTATTGGTTGTTTTTTACCACCTTCAGCAGTTATGGGAACCGCTGCAAATTTTTGATACAAATCGATTATTTCTTGACCTGCGGCGTTTGCGTATAGATTCTCCAATACTCTGCTCATTCTAGGATCAGATAATGCTATGCGTTGTATTGGGTTCATAGCAGGGGGAGCGTTTGTAAGTGCCCTAGATGTTAAATCCATCTGCCCCAAGTTACGAGCACGAGGTGCTGACATCATGCCGAAAGGATTTTGTGCGTCTTTTTGTTGAGTGGCTAAAAACCCCTCTGCAGCAGACTTTGCAGTGAAGGCCGCATCTGCCCTTCCTGTTGCAAAACCCACCCCTGCCATAACTGCTATTGGAGCTAATGCTTTAAGTAGACTCATTTTTATCTTCCTTATTATTAGGTAGTTTGTCCGGGCTTAGATCCCGCCATCCACGCAGCAACCCAGTTACCTATGCCCATAGCTAAATTATCTTTTTGTTCTTTGTTATACAGTTCTTTTGTATTCGCAAACTCCATGCCCATAATACCAACTTCGTGTTGACGTTGCATGTACGACTCTGTTTTTTGAAAGTTCCATGCCGCGTTGTCACGATACTTTTGCCACAAGCTATTCAAAGCATTTTGACTTGAGTTGTAAGCGTTTGCTACATTTATGCGATTTGTTTCGTTTTGTAGGGCTGTATCTGCAGTGTTAATTTGTCTTCGCCATTGCACGTTAGACTGATCTACAGCAAACTGCATGTTAGAGTTAAATTTTTCACGATTATCACGCAGTGTGGTATTGTACTGGTTTTGTGCGTTTGCTTCCCCCGCATTAAATTGTGCTGTAGCAGCCAGTCTGTTTTTGTTTGCAGTTTCAACCTGTGAACCTAAATTAGCAAAGAATTCTTCTACTTGCAATTCGTTTTTAGCATTGAATTGTCTACGTGCATTTTCTTCCGCTGAGTCTTTAAATAGGGCTTGTGTTAAGGCGTTGTAAGATATTGTATCGCTTTTTTGTTGTGCTTGTAAATTTGCAGTTTCTACAGATAGTAAGTTACGAGCATTGTTTACGGCCCCAGTGAGTCTAGCTGACAAATTAGCTGTGTCCATAGCCGCTACTGTAGCTGCATTTTTTAAGGCTGTTTGTTGTTGATTGTTTAAATTTTGTAATTGTATGGCTGCATACTTATTCGCATCTTGTGCGGCGATAACAACACCTGACTCCATCACAGCCTGTGTCATAGCGGCTGCAGCCATAGACGAAGCTCCTAGACCCCGTGCTTGCATAACCCCCGCTATTTTACGGACGGCAGGAGCAGCCCACGCTGGCATGGGTTTACCCTCTTCGATGCTGCCTAAGAGTTGCCCTAGTTGGTATTGTGTGGTGGCTCTTTGATCTAACTCTTGTGTAGCAGCGACGGACAAAGCTTTTGGAGATAATCCTCCTTGAATCTGCTGCATGTCTATCTGAGGTGCGTCAGATATTTGTGCGGTGGGTGCAGCAGTTATCTCTGGGCGTATTTTTTCTACGCTATCAATTTGTCCTAAATCAGGAGTGGATGTAGTTGGAACTGTTGCTTCTAAGCCTGTAAGATTAACTTGTGCAGTAGGTGCTTGGGGATCTGTTCCCAACTGACTTGTGGTAAGCAACTCATTAGATTTTACAGTTGGACTGACTGCAGTTAATTCAGGCACTCCCGCCATTTGTCCCGCTGCTTGTTTTCCAACCTGATCTAGTAGATCTGCATCAGTAGATATCTTAGTCGCCTGTGCCATATTATTTGCTTTCTTCTTATCAAAAGTCGTTGTATCAAAAAACCCCAAAGGGACTGTCACACGGGTTCCATCAGATTTAAATGCGAACTCACCACCTGTTGCTGGCATAACTGCTGTATAACGCCTCGTTGGAGTAGGTGTGTTTTTAACTAAAGTTTCACCCCGTTGTGGTGTGTAAAACTTAATTTCACCTTGCCGTAGACCAGTGATAGGAATTGATGTTTCCCCCCTTGCTCTACCACTGCTTATATTGAGAGCCATTAACTCATTCCCATAAATACTGTAACTACCATTGCAACCACCATAATAGTGCTGCCCATAATCATCGCTTCTAAACGCCACATGCGCTTGTCTAGACCCTCTAGCTTCTCTTGCACAGCAGCGTACCGAATAGCGCACTCTTTTTCATGTGCCTCTAGTTCCATCTGTGTTTTGAGTACAGGTTCCATTGTCATCTTCATCTTTGCTACCAGCCAGAGGGTGTGCCAGTGAGAATTGTTGGTGTTTTCTGTTCTGTTATAACTGCGTCAAGCCATGCTTTTACTTCATCTTCTGTTTCATCTAGTGCGGTCAACACTCTAGCCTTACACCAATCCTTTGTAATTGAATTGTAAGCTGTAAATGATACACCTGATTCTTGTGATACAGCCGTTGTGCCGTAGCGTTTTGCCCTCAACCAGTTGCCCTCGCTGTCTTTATCGCTGTCAGACACAGCCTCTACAATCCAATGAACTACTTTAATTACATCAGATTTACCCCCCTCTGTTGCTACCCTTTCAAGCGTTGGGAATGTCCATGTATAACTATTAGCCATTATTCTCTCCTATGGCTTTGTAGGCCAAGTTACATTTGACCAAACCGTATAACCGTATGGCATAGGAATAGTGCGTACAACTGTGCCAGTTGGTTCTTTGTACTGAAGAACAGCGTTTGGATTATTTGCTGGCATATCTCTCAATGCTTGACGATACGTTTCCATTTCAGAAGACATCGTAACATCAGAGTTGCCATAGAAATCAGTCTCAGCTAGTAACCGATCACGTTCCATGCGGAGATACCCCTGTGCCTCAGTGCCAGTAATATCAGCAGGAGCAGAATATGCCGCAACAGTTCCATACTTTTCAGCTACACATTCTGCATAAATTTGATGTGTATGGTCATAGTCGCCAGATTCCACAGCGATAAAAGGGGAGTACACACCCTCATCGCCCAAATGATTAAAATCTACTTCACACTCAATCATAGTTTTTGCAGAGTTATGCCACTGAGGATTGCGAACATTTTTATATGTGATACCTGCATACATTACGCTGTCCTTACACAAAGGCCGTGACGACCATTGTTTTCAATTGAATGGCATAGCACGAGCCAAGTGCCGCTGTAGCTGCCAGTGACGTGTGACGTGCCATCCTGTTGACTTGCCCTAGCAACACCTGATACGGTGCTACCACCATCTGTAGAACCACCACCAGCACTTTTGCTTGCATCCATAAAGCTACTTAAACCACCAAGTACGTGAAAATCTGGACCAATAAATCCCATTACTTACTCTCCATCGCCGCAATACGGCTTTCTAGTTCTTCAATTTTCTTATGTGCATCCTGCAATGCAGACACCAAGATTGGCGTGATACGCCCGTAGTCCATCCGTAACATTTTTTCTTCTGTATCATCAGAAGACACTGCTTCTGGCATAATGTTCTGCATGTCTTGCGCTATAAAGCCCATGTTTTTAGGGCCGTCAGGATTAGCTTTCCAGTTAAATGAAACTGGATTCATCTCCATTAACTTATCAGTGGCTTCTAGGGGTTCTATATTTTCTTTTAATCTACGGTCAGAGGTTGTGTTAAAAGTTACGCCGTCACTTGCTACAGAAATGCCACCTTTTGCAGTTCCACTTAATGCTATAGAGACTACACCACCAGCATTATTTCGATTGCCATAGATTGCATCTGAATCTGCATCAGAGAAAAAGGAGTCACCATTTGTTCTTAACCCAATTCCAGTAGTGGTGTTGCCAGAACCCGGAACGTCAGTTGATGATTGACCAATTCTAAGTGCGCCAGTGCTGAGACGCATACGTTCCGTATTTCCAGTACCAAAACTTATTGCGTCACTTTCGCAGTTATTGACAAGCATGTGGGTATTTATTAGTGCAATCTGTCCACCACGATTTGCCCCTGATGCTGGGTCTGTGAGTTTTAAGATTGCACCATCGCCATCGTGAATGTGAAGAAGTGTAGAGTCTCCTGACACTGTTACACCTGAAAGGGAACTATCTAGCGTTGGTGAGTCTATACCAATGCCGACATTGCCTACATTATTGAGGACCATTGGCGCATCGGTGCTTGACGGACGAAACTCTAAATAGTTTCCGTCTGTGTTGTGAATACGAAATCCGTCAATCGAACCGCTTACGCCACCGAAAGCAATCTCACCAGCCGTTC